CCGACCTGCGCGGTGCCGACCTGCGCGGTGCCGACCTGCGCGGTGCCGACCTGCGCGATGCCGTCCTGCGCGATGCCGACCTGCGCGGTGCCGTCCTGTGCGGTGCCGACCTGCGCGATGCCGACCTGCGCGGTGCCGACCTGCGCGGTGCCGACCTGCGCGGTGCCGACCTGCGCGCTGCCGTCCTGCGCGATGCCGACCTGCGCGGTGCCGTCCTGCGCGGTGCCGACCTGCGCGGTGCCGACCTGCGCGATGCCGACCTGCGCGGTGCCGTCCTGCGCGGTGCCGTCCTGCGCGGTGCCGTCCTGCGCGGTGCCGTCCTGCGCGATGCCGTCCTGCGCGATGCCAAGATCGAGACGCTTCGCGCCTATACCTCTAGTCTCTATCCCTACGACGTATGGGCGATCCTCTACGCTGATGGCCGTCGCGTGGTTCGTATGGGTTGCTTGTGGAAGACTTTGGAGGAGTGGGAAGCGGTAGGCATTCGCAAGAGCAATGTGAGCGAGTTCCCTGACGATGGTTCAGAGATGAGCGAGGAACGGGTTGCTCTGTTTGAGTTGGCGAAGGCTGCGGTTCTGCGGATTGATGCCGGAAGTCGTAACGTCCCATAGGAGGATGCCGTGACTGATCTTGTGTGGCAATCCATTGTCGATGCGATTCCGACCGTGGAGGCGTGGAACCAGAATGTCCCGCGATTGGTCGCTGAGAACGGCCCTGAGTTCAAAGCTTTCGCTCAGGCCGAGGCAGCGAAGCGGGGCTATATCGCCATGAAGGAACATGGCCAGTGGCGCTACTTCCAGCCGTGGAGCATTCACGCTACCAGCAGGGAGGGCGTTCTGGGCGTGGGCTGGAAGTGGCCGGGATACCTGGCTGTGGTCTTTGCGGCGAAAGAGGGTTCGCATCGCTACGAGTCCGTTCGTGCAGATGTGCCGAAGGAAGTAGCGGATAAATTGCTGAATGTGCCGTTCCCGAGGAAGCTCTACATGCAGATTGTTAAAGGGAAGTATGAGATGCAGCGGGTGGTGTTCTGAATGCAAATGACCTTATTGCGTCCGGCCAACAATCTGCGGCTACGGGAACTCAGAGCGCGGCAGACGACCGCCATCGCGGAGATTCGCCAAGCGGTGAAGGAAGGGCACAAGCGGATTATTGTGCAGGCTCCATGCGGCTTCGGAAAGACGGTCCTGGCGGCTCATCTGATCGGCGGGGCGCTGGGAAGGCAGAAGCGACCTCTGTTCACGGTGCCGTCCATCTCGCTGGTAGACCAGACGGTGCGTTCCTTCGAGACTGAAGGCATCCGCGACATTGGCGTGATGCAGGGCGACCATGAGCGCACTGACCGCGAGGCGCAGGTTCAGGTTGCCAGTGTGCAGACGCTCATCAAGAGAGCGTTGCCAAACGTTGACTTCCTGATTCTTGACGAGATTCACCGCACGTATCAGGGATTGAATGACATGCTGGACGGGCCGTGGAAGGACAAGATCGCCATTGGGCTGACGGCTACCCCGTGGGCTAAGAGCATGGGGCTGCGCTGGACGAAGCTGATTATCCCGGCAACTATCCCCGACCTTGTGAGCGAGGGACTGCTGACCCCAACGACTCTCTACGTGCCGCAGGAGATTGCCGACCGGGAGAGCCTGACGGTGAAGCAGGGCGAGTTTACCGAGGCATCGAGCGCGGCTGAGATGAAGAAGGCGCGTATCGTTGGCAACGTGGTGGAGACGTGGCAGAAGTTTGGAGTGCCGAAGACGTTCATGTTCTGCGTGAACCTGGACCACGCACGGGCGCAGATGGCGGCGTTTCTGGATGCCGGTATTCAGTGGGGCTATATCGACGCGCAAACCAGCCGTGAGGACCGGCACGAGCAGTTCAGGAAGATGCGGCTTGGGCAGATTGCGGGAATCGCTTCTGTGGGGTGCCTCATTGCAGGGGTGGACGAGGATGTGCGCTGCATCATCGACTGTGCTCCCACGAAGAGCGAGATCAGCCTTGTGCAGCGGTGGGGGAGGGGCATCCGAATAGCTGAGGGCAAGACGCATCTGATTGGTCTGGATCACGCTGGTAACAACACGGCGGCGGGTCTCGGGCTGTTCTGGGAAATATTCCATGACCACCTGGACGCGCACAAGAAGGGCGAAAAGGGTGTTGCCTACGAAGGCGAGACGAAGCCGGCCAAGCCCAAGCAGTGCGTGGTGTGCAATGCTCTTATCCCTCGCGGTACAGCGGTCTGCGGGAACTGCGGAACGGTAGTCCATGCGACAGGTGTGGAGCATGAAGACGGCGAACTGGTGGTGTACGGTACTGCTCCGAAGAAGGCGAAACAGCGCGAGTACACGATGCAGGAGAAGCAGGACTTTTACTCAGGGCTATTGTGGCTGTGCCGGGAGCGGGGCAAGAAGGACGGACTCGCAGCGCATCGTTACAAAGACAAGTTCGGCGTGTGGCCGAATCAACTGCTGAAGGTAGCGCGGCAACCGTCGCTAGAGGTGGAGATGTGGGAGCGGCATCAGAGGATCAAATGGGCAAAGTCGAAACAGAAGGAAATGGCAAGTTGAGTGCTCCACGTAAGGGGCAGGGGTGGCTGTTCTGATGAATTATCACGATTTTCTCGAAAGCAAAGCGCAATCGGGTGCTAACAGCGGGTTTGCGGCGAAGTTCATGCCGTCGAATCTGTTCGACTTCCAACAGAATCTAGTCGAGTTCAACTGTTGGAAAGGTCGCTCGGCAACTTTCGCGGATTGCGGTCTCGGCAAGACGGCTATGCAAATGGCATGGGCGCAGAACGTAGTTGAGCATACCAATCGCCATGTTCTTAACCTGACGCCATTGGCTGTATCCCCTCAGGCTGTGCGCGAGGGCCACAAGTTCAGCGTTGATTCGCATCACTCCCGCGATGGGTCGCTCCCTTCAACCGCTGGAATCGTAGTCACGAATTACGAGAAACTGCACCTGTTCAACTCTGGCGACTTTGCCGGCGTAGTGTGCGACGAGTCCAGCATCCTCAAGAACTTTGATGGTGCGCGGCGATCGGAGATTACAGACTTTCTGCGGAAGGTGCCGTACCGCATGCTGGCGACGGCAACGGCGGCTCCGAATGATTACATCGAACTTGGAACCAGCAGCGAGGCGCTAGGCTATCTCGGCCATGTGGACATGCTGAATCGCTATTTCAAGAACGACCAGAACACCAGCGATACAAAAGGCAGGAGAAACATCGGGGGTATCGCTACGGGATGGCGGTTCAAGGGACATGCTGAGATTCCGTTCTGGCGCTCCATTGCATCATGGTCTAGAGCACTGCGCAAGCCATCCGACGCCGGCCCATTCTCGGATGACAAGTTCATCATTCCCCCATTGACTGAGCGGGAGCATATCGTGTCTACGGCATCCTTTCCCGAAGGATTCTTGTTCCCTGTGGTGGCGACCAATATGCGGGAGGAGCGGGATGAAAGGCGCAGGACGATTCGAGAACGCTGTGAGCTAGCGGCAGACCTGGTGCGCGGGACTGGTCAACCGTTCGTGATTTGGTGCGAACTGAATGACGAAGGTGATCTTCTGGAAAGCCTGATGCCGGATGCGGTTCAAGTGTCTGGCACCGATAGCGACGAGGCGAAAGAGGAGAAGTATGCAGCCTTTGCTTCGGGTGAATCCAGGGGACTGATTACGAAGCAGGTAATCGGGGGTTGGGGGTTGAACTGGCAGCACTGTGCTCATGTGGTGGAGTTCGCTACGCACAGTTTCGAGCGTCATTATCAGGGGGTGCGGCGGTGCTGGCGATTCGGCCAAACGCGGCCTGTGGTCAACGATGTAATCGCCACAGAGGGACAGAAGGGAATCATGCGGAACATGCAAAGGAAATCGGCGCAGGCTGACCGCATGTTCGAGGAACTGGTGAAGCATATGAAAGACGCGATCCGCATTGAAGGCGGGTACACATTCGACAAGGAGATGGTATTGCCATGCTGGTAACCGATCAGACAATCACGCGGTATTACGGCCTTTACAATGGCGACTCAACTGAAGTTCTCAGGGCTATACCGGATGAGTCGGTTCACCTATCCATCTATTCGCCTCCATTCGCCACAGAGGGCGGCGGGGCGCTTTACCACTACAGTTCTTCTGACCGTGACCTGTCGAACAGCCGCACCTATGCGGAGTTCTTTGAGCATTATGGCTTCATCGTGAAGGAAATGGAACGGGTTACGCTTCCCGGAAGAATGTCTGTGGTTCACTGCATGGACGTGCCCAACTCGAACAGCGGGAAAGGCGACTCCTACACAGACTTTCCGGGCGACATTATCCGGCTTCACGAGCGTTGCGGCTGGCGCATGGCCTCTCCGCGCATCACGATATGGAAAGAGCCTCTGGCGGTTCGCAACCGGACCATGACGAAGGCTCTGGCGCACAAGTCGGTAGTGGACGATTCGTGCAACTGTGCTGTGGCTGGCGCGGACTATCTGCTGATCTTTCGCAAGCGTGGCGAGAACACCATTCCGGTCACTCACGATCACGGCCTATTGCGTTATGCGGGTTCCCGTGAGATCCCGCACGACCTTCTCCGGTATAAGGGGTGGACTGGCAATCAGATCGAGAACAGATATTCGCACTGGATCTGGCGGCAATACGCCTCATCGGTGTGGGATGACATTCGCGGCAACACAGGTGAACGCGACGAATCCGGGGTGTTGCCATATCGTGAAGGCCGGGACGAAGAGGACGAGAAGCACCTGCACCCTCTCCAGTTGGATGTGATCACCCGCGCGGTAGAGCTATGGTCCAACCCCAAGGAGCTAGTAGTTACGCCATTCATGGGCGTGGGGTCTGAGGTCTATGGCAGCGTGGTGAATGGTCGGCGCTCAATCGGCGTCGAACTAAAGCCGAGCTACTATCGGCAAGCGGTGAAGAATCTGGCGACGGCAACGTTCGGGGCCACCATTGATGATTCGCAACTGGAGATGTTCTCTACCCGCGACTTCGCTGGCGAACCGGTAGTGATTCCATCCGGCTCCATCATGGGCACAGAGATGCTGATACCTGAGCAACGGAACCAGTGAACGCCAGCGCATACCACGAAGCAGTGGAGATTTCCCTGCTGCGCAAGGCGATGGCCTACGACCAGAAGGCTTTCGAGGAGGACTGGAACGTGATGCTGGCACTGGCAATGATTCAGGCTGTCGAGGGCGAAAAGGAGCACATGCAGCGGATCATGGCTCATTCGTGGCGCAACATTCTGGCGTACCAGGCTAACAACCCGGACGCGCTGCCATTCGAGGTACAACTTTGAAGCCATCGCCGGAGTTCAAGCCGCGCACCCATTGTCCTCAAGGGCATGAGTACCGCCTCCACGGAACGGTTACGCTCGGCATCCAGCGGTGCAACGTGTGCCATGCGGCCAGTCAGCGGCGGCGGATGAAGGACAGGCCAATGAAAGTGTGGGCGAAATGAAGCGCAGCCCGATTCGCAAGGTGCGTCCAGGCACACGCCGGGGCCAGCCGACGCCGGCAGAGAAGGAAGCGGTGCGGCGCATGGCTTACGAGCGTGCGCGGGGCATGTGCGAATTGCGGCTGGAGGGCTGTATGCGGGGGCCGCTGCCGTGGGCTGGTCCGGTATGGGTACGGGGCCATCTGGTGCATCTGCGGAACAAGCGGGTGCATGGCTGGGGAGAAAATAACGTGTGCTGGGGTTGCCCAAAATGTCACTTAGACGGGATGCACGTCAAGGGATTGTACGTGGGCAAGACCTACGCCGAACTAATCGCTAGGAGGGCCGTTGCAACGCCATGACGAGGTCATGTAGAGCATGTGGTGAGTTGTTCTCAACGGAGCGGGGCGATAAGCGGTACTGTTCCAGCAAGTGCCGCATGGCTGAGTGGATGAAGACGCACGAGCGGCCGGCGTGGCTTGGCAAGCGCAGACCCCGAGACCCAGAGCAGAGGGCATGGAACCATGTGCGGGATGAGATGAAGCCGCTTGGGCTGGAACGTGCTCGTGAGGTCGTGCGGCTGGCTCTGGCGGATAAGGCTGTGGAGGAGATCACCGCAGACCGATTCTAGCCCTTCTTCTCAGGCACAATGAGCACGCGCTCAGACTTGAGGCCATTGACGACCGTGTGCAGGATGAGGCGCACGGCGGGGCGCTTCGGTCTGGTGGCGGCGGTCATGGCGTGACGTGCTCATTCGTTCGACATCCAGTTTAGCGCAAAAGGAAGCCCCCGGGGCAAACCGGAGGCTGGTCCTTGATAACGCGGGAGCCGGGGATCGAGGTTGCTGAGACTCACGAACGCCGGAAAGGGAGTGGCGGCGACTCCCGCAATTCATAATTTACACCTTGTCGCCGGAATGTGCTAGGCTGAAATTGCTGAGATTCACAAGTGCAACCAATTCTTGACAATTCGTACTCGTCCAGAATGCTGGCATTCGTGTGCCTTGGCACGTATCCGAAAGGATGCCGCCGAGGGTAGCGGAGCCTTCCGCTTCGGATCGGCGTTAATTCCGACCAGAGCCTAAATCATGGGCCATGCGTCTGTTAGAGCGGTCCAAGGTAATGCTCGGGGATGCGGGATGCTGGCTACTCTGAGGAGAGCGGTCGGGCGGAAAGTACGTGGGCCTGAGACTCACACTGGCGCGTTAACAGGCGTGATGGGGATGCCCAGAGCGCAGGCGTTAAGCAAGGTCAGGTTCTGGCAGTAATCGCCCCTCCCACGGCCAAGCCTCTGCCCCGGCGAAGGCTTCAAACGGGGGTCCGAGGGAGCTAGGCGAAACGATTCCCGGTTAGGAGTGGGAGAGTTTTGTCGGGAGAACTGCGCCCATGAGAGGAGGATTGATGGACTGGAAACCGCAAAAGACCTTTTCTGCTGAGGAAGTAGAGTCATTCATGACGAAGCGTGGTGGTTTCAGCAAAGCGGGTCTGGCCAGTTTGGGAGTCCCCTGGCCCCCGCCGAAAGGATGGCGCAAGGCGATTACGCGGCGAGGAACCAAGGTCACCAATCCACAGCCGAAAGCAAAACGGGCCAACACCGCTGAGGCTTGGCCCGAATTTGCCTTCGCTAAGTTCTGGTTCAAAACGGTTCGCTGACTCCGAGGATGAGCCTCCGCGCCTCGTCGCAGGAGCAGGCGTCGAGCTGGTCGAGCAGCTTGCAGGGCAAGCCGCGGTAAGGGTTGTAGAAGCGCAGCCCGAACCGCTGTGCATACTCATCGCGGCGAATATCGGGCAAGTG